AGACGACGATACCAATCCACTGGGTTTATTTGCTATGTCATCCCAGGTACTTGCTGCACCACTAACATATGACGCGGTTAACGCAGATAGTGCATACGACGATGTATATGCAAACGCAGCGACATCGGCATAGCTGTTAAACGACCCCGTTCGTAACGTGGTGACTGCATTAGGTGTTACATTTACGTTATATTGAGAACCTTGTTCTAACTTAACTGATATATTAGGTAGGTCTACAGTTAAATTTTCATCAGCGGCTTCTCGTATAACGACACGTATATTCGGGATACCCGTATCAAAACTCATCAATTATCTCGTAGAGGCAGGACGAACAGTAAAATATCCTTCAAGAACGCGCCGCGTAATTGAACCACTTGTCATTTTAACGTCATATACATATTTTCTTTGAGTAAATGCGCTAGTATCGTTCGGTGTTAATTCTATATAAAAACTACCCGAAGTTTGTGGACTTAACTTTGTAATAGTGAATGCTGCGGCAATTTCATCTGTGGTGAAGTTTTCACGAACCTGACCAACAAAAGAATAATTAGTGATGTCAAGATATCCACCGGTGTCAGCATTTTCTACGGTTGCTAACACTTTGAACGTTTCACCTTGACCAATATTAAATTCAGTAATTTCTGCCATAAGTTCTCTCGGAAAATATACCTTTCTATAAGTATCAGAAAGTATCGGTATATAACAAAAAACCCCACGTTTGACCGTGAGGTTTTTTATTTTTTATATACAAATTAGTAATTGAGAATGCAATAATCTGGTTGGATGGTCAACGCGATTGACATAGGGTCATCCTTTTCCCAAGACATTTCACCAAACTCAACCTTGGTGATTTGACATCCCTTCAAAATCCATTCTTCAACCTTGTCACCAACTGGACCAAGGACATTGATAATGATATCCTTCTTGTAGAATTCTGCGTATCCGTCACGACCTGTGACTGATTCGTGGTGAAGTCGAACCCATTCCATCACTGCTTGTGCGCCAGATGGAACTACTGGGTCAAATAATTCAAGGTTCATTTCATCCCATACAGTCTTTCCCTTGATATAGCGTTGTAAATTGATATGGTCTAAACGCTTCTTTTCTTGGGTAATCTTTGGGCGGTCAGCCTTCTTAATGAGATATGAAGGAACACCATCCAACAACATTATATACCGATTTGCGGTCTTCGGTTCAAATGCGGTGAAAAATAGTTCTTGTTCGGTTACCAAATTTGCCAGTGGTTATTGAAAAAACTGATTAGATGGTATCGAAGGTTGCACCAGTTGGGAGAATGTTGAAATCCAACTTGATGAATTCTGCGGTACGGGTTGGTTGGAGATAGATTGCACCGACCAAGATGTTACGGTCAATGATATCTGGTGTGTTGTTGGTTTCATCCATCACTACCTTAAATGCGGTTAATCCAGAACGTTGTTGGATACCTGCGAGATATGGATTGACGATGTTCAAGAAACGTGTACGTGTTGCTTCGGTATTTTGTTCGAAGACAAGGTAACGTGCCGAACTTGCGATATACTTCTTAACTGTGATAAGAAGACGACGAACATTTACACGGTCAAGTGCTGATGCTCTACGTTGTAATGTCTTTTGACCCCAGACACAGATGCCTTGTCCTGGGAATTGTGCGATTGGATTGACCTTTGATTCGTACAATTCATCACGTTGTGCTTGGGTTAGACGAGTCTTGACACCGACTGCGCCTGGAATACCACCACGATTCAATCCTGCTGGTGCGAACCATTCTGCACCAACGTTATCACTGTATGCGTATACTTCTGGAAGAACCACAGATGGTGGAGCCCAGATAAACTTACCAGTAATATCATCAAGAACACGAACCCAAGGATAGTAACCAGCTGCGTAGTTAGTATCAAGAAGTTCTGCGTATGAAGTTACTGAATCAATTGTTGCGTTAAGAACATCAAGGTCTGCGATGTAGAAACAATCACCACGTGCTTCACAGATATCAATTGCTGATTGTGCGATATAGCTGTGTTGTGAGTAAATGACACCAGGAACAACCAAGAGGTTGAAGTCTACTGCATCTGCATTACTTAATTGATCTAATGCTCTCTTATATTCTACTGATCCCGATGCTGCCGCACCGTTAAGATTGAACCCTTGAGTGTTTGTTGCGGTGATTGAACCACCAAGTGCAAATTCACGGTTTGGCTTTAATCCGTCAAACCCACCTTGAACTGGTACTGAGAAACGACGGTATGTTGTGTGGTCACGATTTGTTAATGAAATTGCTGCACCGGCAACTTCTGTTGATGGAAGGTCTTCAATATTAAATTCTCCGCCAACAGTATTTGACCCAACGAGTGGTGCAAGATATGATGTTGCGGTAAGAGCACTTCCCGATACATATGCGCCATCAAAATTAAATCCGTAGTAATTGGTATTTGGACCAGTTGCATCTGCATTCCATCCTGCGGAACTTGCACTTACCCAACGACTTCTTACGTATTCGGTAACTGGTACTTCACCAGCTGTTGAAGAAAACACTGAATTCAATGCCGCAAATCCATATGGAACTGCGGTGTCAGGAATTACATCTTCGCTCATTTCTATGCGAATGTAACTTGAAAGATTTGGATAATCACCTTCGTAAGTAGTTAATCCAGTGGATGAGTTATATGTTGGTACGCTATTACCAATCACACGTGCGATGTAATTTGGACTTGTTGAATCAAAGTTCAAATTATTAAATGATTCAAGTACATTTGGTTGTGAATCTGTATCATTAAAGTCACGTACTAATAATGTAAATGTACCAAAATTACTGTCTGGGTTGGTACTTGGCGAAATTCCTGTGATAGAAATTTTTACTTGTTTATTTGCGCCTGTACCGTCACTTAATGTGTGAACCTTGAAAAGATTATACTTAGAACCACCGATGGTTTGTGAACGAATCCACGGAGTGGTTGCATTATCATACTGAGTTGCTAAACTTAATGTATTGATACTTGCAGAGAAGTGAACGCCTGAACCAGTGAACGCGCCAACTTGATTAATCGCATCTGGAAATACTGCATACACATACGCTGGAATAGTTGAACTCTTTCCTTGAGCGTCAGTACCAAATACCTGACTGATAAACGAAGAATTGGTTTCAACCGGACTGAGTGCACTTGCGGAGTAGTGGATATTCCCAGAACTACTAACTACCAAACTGAAGCTTGAGGTAGTACCACCGATTACTACACTACTTAAGGAACTTCCCGATACAGTTGGATGAAGAACTGCAAATACTTTTCTACCAGAAGAACCGGTTGCAAAAATAGTCGTGACATTGGTGGTATATCCGGCCAATCCTAGCACACGAACAACTGTTGCACTACCTGCTTCTTGTAAATAATTTTTGACAGCGTACCCCATATAAGAAGTACCATCGGGTTCGCCGAACGCTGTCACAAATCCATCAATGCCTTGAACTGATGTCGGTATAAATGCTGGTCCTTTAGTGGTTGGACCAACAAACGCCGCACCAATCTCTGCTACTCCTTGTGCGAGGAATGTTTGGTCGCGTTCTTGTGTAAAGACACCAGGCGACACGATTCTTTCTGCCATACGGTATTCTCCAAACTAAATTTGTTTAATTCTCTGGGGTGAATTCGCCGGTTTCAAAATTAATTGCTCCGACTCCATACTTTTCCGATAACCGTTTGATTAGTATTTGTTCTTGACCTAGTAACTCTTTAAACTTTTGTGTTTGTTCTTGAAGTTGTTTTTTAAGCTCTTCAACTTCAATTTCTAATAATTTAATCTGTAATGCCGTCTGTCCTGCGTCTGACACTACAGTTGCTAGATTATTTCTTAACGTACCAATTTCTTCTAATTCCGACTGTTCTATCTGCATTATATAACCCCTTTTGTGTATAATACAACTCGTATTATAAATATCTGTTTTTTTACCTAAACATCAATTATTGACCATCGACATATAACCCCTTTTGTGTATAATACAACTCGTATTATAAATATCTGTTTTTTTACCTAAACATCAATTATTGACCATCGACTTCGGTAAAAACAACAGCTTTTTTGATTCCGTACCTCTTCTTTGTAATCAATCCTCTGTTAAGTCCAACGTCAAGTTGTGAGTCTGGGAGAAGGTATCCATGTACCGTCATATCGAACTGCGTACGTACTACACGATCAGATGTATTTGGTAATTCGGATAAAGTTTCAAACGACTTAATAATTGTACGGAATTTATATTGATTGGGTTCTCCCCAAAACTCGTCACTTTCAAATGAAATATTTTCTATGACGGAGTTCATTTGCTCCATGTATTCGGTCCACACCATACACTTATATGTTATTTCATAATAGTCTGGCGCAGCCGTGGTATTAATGTATTCCCGACTAGGGGTAATTTTATTAGTCAAGTTCCACTTGTCATATGGTGTTCTACGGTTCCACCCCGTATAAAATTCACGGTCGTAGTATTTGTTAACCGCAGAATTTATAGAAGTCTTTTTCATAGAACTACGTCTAATCATTATTATAGGTAATTGTATTTTACCTACG